AAAGGTATCCTATAATGATCACTGCACAACAATCTGCGAGTATTCTTGCCCGTATGTTTGGATATCAAGGTCCAGCACAGCAAGGTGCCATTGACCAATTCCTTGCAGCTAATCCTGCTGCGGCTGCACGTATGGGCAAATACAAAGAAGTAATGCAGCAGATGGTTTCAGGCAGGAATGTCGCAGGGATGCAAGAGGGTGGATCAGTGGCTCAGCTTGGTACCCTTCAGAGACCTGAACCTTTCGTTGATCCTATCCGTGAAGGTGACCCTAGGTCACAGCCTGGGTATGTTCCTCCAGGTGCTACTGAAGATCCCTTATCTAAATTTTATCAACCTGCAGCTACACCTACAGTAGCACAGCCTCCTATTACTGGTGTATCACAGCCTGCTTTCGATCAGTTCACTCAGGCTCAGGATACATTAAGACAAGCTCAGGAAGCCTTGCGGGTTGCCAATGAAAACTTGTTGGCTGCTGATCCTACCGATACCACAGCTTATGAAGCCGCACAGCAAGCTCAGGAAAACGCTGAGCAAGCCCTGCAGAATGCCAATAGGGAGATCTCTGGTGTTGTTGCTCAAAGTCAACAGCAGCAAGTCTTCCAGACAGCACAGCCTATTGCCCCGCAGGAAGTCGCGCAGATTCAGCCTACTGAAGGTCAATTCATTTCTCCTACTGCAGGTCAAGTTCAAGGACCACAGCAAGGTGGTACCGCTACTGGTGTCACTCAGACTGCTCAAGCAGTACAGCCTGCAGTACAGCCTGCTGCCACAGCGGAAACTCAACTAGCTGCAGATAAAGCTGCGCAGATCACTGCGGAAATGCAGGCTGCACAAGGCCAGGTAACACAACAGATTGCTGCAGCACAACAGACAGAATCCTCTGTGTCTCAGCTTGAATCTGCACAGGGTTCTGCTATTCTTATGGACAATCCTGTTCAGAGAGAGATCCAAGCAGGTGAACTTATTTCTGGTTCTGCAGTAGATGCACAGAAGGTTGCTGAACTGAACCAGATGACACAGGCTGCTACTGCTACTCCTTCTGAGAAGGCTACTGTGCAGGGTCAGCTAGAGTCCCTCATGGAGCAGTTTGAAGGTGGTGAAACCCCAGCATGGGCTGCAGGTGCAATGAGAAATGCACAAGCTGTACTTGCACAGAGGGGTCTTGGTGCATCTTCTATTGCTGGACAGGCTGTGGTACAGGCTGCAATGGAATCTGCATTACCTATTGCACAAGCTGATGCATCTGTAAGGGCGCAGTTTGAAGCACAAAACCTATCCAACAGACAACAGGCTGCAATGCTTGCTGCGGAACAAAGAGCAAGGTTCCTGCAGATTGAGTTTGATCAAGAGTTCCAAAGCCGTGTACAGAATGCGTCTCGTATTGCTGAGGCTTCTGCCTTGGCTAATATGGATATGGCTAACCTGAGCAATCGTCAGCAGGCTGCAGTACAGAACGCTCAGAACTTCCTACAGATGGACTTGACTAACTTGACAAATGAGCAGCAAACTGCTATGTTTAAGTCTCAGTCGAACCTGCAAGCATTGTTCACTGATCAAGCTGCACAAAATGCTACTGAGCAATTCAATGCAAGTAGTGAAAATCAGACAAACCAATTCTTTGCAAACCTTCAGGCACAAGTTGGTCAGTTTAATACTGCACAGCAGAATGCTATTGCTCAGTTTAATGCTGATGAAGCTAATGCAATGGATCAGTTTAATGCTGAGATTGCACAGCAAAGACAATTGTTCAACGCACAGAACTCCCTGATCATTGCTCAAGCTAATGCTAAGTGGAGACAGGATCTAGATACAGCAAACACTGCAGCGCAGAATGCTGCTAATGCGGATCTTGCTGCAACTCTTAATGCTTTGTCTGCTGCTTCTGTTGATCAGATCTGGCAGAGAGAAAGAGACTTGATGGCATATGCATTCCAAGCTTCTGAGAGTGCATTGGACAGAGAAGTCAGTGTTCTCCTTGGTGATAAAAACCTTGAACTGTTTAGAGAGAAGATTGCTTCAGAAGAAGGTATGGCTAAAGACGCACTTAAGACACGTCTTGCCCTTGAACTCTTTGGTGGCGGTGGAGGCCTGTTTGGGTAATGTATAAAAATCTTTATGAAAATGCAGGCAAGATTGCCGATCAAATCCGTGAAGGGTCTTTTAAAACTCCAAGTAAACAAACTATGGAAAGAGAAGCTGGTTTGTTTGCGCGTAGGGTTCTTGAAACCGCTCAAGAAGATTCCCCTGATCCAGTAGAAACTATCGGTCAATACATTGCTAGCATTCGTGAGAGTTCAATCAGAGATCCACAAGAGGCTATATCTGAAGAAATAGCAAGTCTTCCTGCTGTAGGTGATTTTGATTACAGTCAGGTCTCTGATGTAGATGCAATGTCTGATGATTCTTTTACTAGATCTGCAGAACAAGTGGCAGCTAATCTAAACATTCCAGTAAACTGGATGTATGCTGTTATGCAAAACGAAAGTAATTTCGATCCAAGCATACCTAACCAATTGTATGTACAGCAAGGCAGAGGTGCTGATGCTGCAGTAGGCCTTATTCAGTTCATGCCTGCAACTGCAAGAGCCTTAGGGACTTCAACCGAAGAACTGGCAGGTATGAGCAGAACAGATCAGCTTGTTTATGTTGAGCGTTACTTAGAACAATATGCTGACAAGATCCAGTCTCCAGAAGATGTATACCTTGCAACATTCTACCCAAGAGCCTTAGGCGAGGATGACTCTTTTGTTATCGGCTCTGAAGTAAGTCCCGCAAGAGCGGCTGATATTACAAGAAGCAATCCACCTTTTGATATGGATGATGATGGCATTATTACTGTTGGTGAAGTAAAGGGATTCTACAGAAACTCTAGAGGTTTCAATAACTTTATTGCACCTTTCCAAAATAACAATGAGGGTTAATTATGAACAGGTTTGAGAGACCTATCCCAGGTCAGTCCTTAACAACCCCAGCAAAAAACTTTCCTTATGAAAGGCCTCCAGAAATCACAGACCCTGAGCAGGCTCTACAAGTACACCTGTACAGACTTAGTGATAAAGAAACTATGGAAGATGTTCTTTATTACCTAGAGCAAGGTGTTGACCTTGTTACTATGGTTGAAGGCATTCTTCGTACTGGCGTGATGGGTGGCCTCCACTCTATTGACGTTAGTCTTATCATTGCTCCAGCAATCCATGAGTTTATCAAGGTTACTGCTGATGAGGTTGGCCTTGATTATGAAGAAGGCTTTGAAGATAAAGAAGGTAAGAAGCGTAAGACATATGCTCGCAATGTCCTTCGTGCAAAAGATATGCTGAAAAAAGCAAAAGTTGAAATGCCTGTTGAGGTAGAAGAAGAACCCGAAGTTGTTATGGAAGACTTTGAGGAAACTGAACCAAAACCAAAAGGCTTGATGGCAAGGAGACTATAATATGACTAGCTGGCGTGGTGTCCTTCAAGGCCTTCAGATGTATGATGAAGCTAAGGCCGCAAGAGAAGATAGAGAATTGCGGGAAGAGCAGTTTAGGATAGATGCAGAGAATGCACGTGAAGCCCTTAACTTGCGCAGACAGCAAATGGTTGTAGATCTTCTTCCCACTCTTAGAGAGAGTCAAACTAGTTCCTCTGCTCTTGCAAATTTAGGTGCAAGGCTTCAAGGTTATTTTGGTACGGATAGCCCTATTGTGAATAGATTGCTTTCATCTGGTGATGTTGAAGGTATTGAACGTGTCCTTAGCAATGTTGAAAACGGATACGTTGCAGCGCAAGAAGAAGGCCGTGGGGCTGACTTCTTGGAGACAGTAAGGATCTCACTTGAGAATGAGGCAGAGATTAGACCTGCAACTACAGGGGAGCTTGATACAACTCTGATTGAACAGCTACTAGGTCAAAGTCTAGAAGAAGTTGGTCTACCAATTGAGACCACCTATACTATCCCTGGTTCTGTTGTAGCTCGTCCTACTATTTATCAGCCCTCTGCTACTATTGAAGACCTAACTAGGGTTGAAGAAAGAATTGCAGCAAGTGCTGTCGATGAAGCTAATGATGAGTTAGCAAGACTTCGCCGTGGTGCGTCAGAGATTAATCAACAATTGCAGAGACCAAATCTTGATGCAGATCTTGAGGCTTCCTTAAGAGAAGATCTCGCATATCTTGGCGACAGAATGCAGATCGTTGAGAATGCTATTGACGATACAACGGGTGATAATCCGTCTTACTTTGGTATCCTTGGTCTTTATGGTAATCAAGCAACTCAGGAAGTTATTGCTACAAGCACAAGAAGACTTGATGAGTCTAGCTTGAGACCAACATTTAGAGAAAACCTTTCTCGCTCTCCTATTGTTATTCTTTCTCCAGAGCAAGCACAGAGATTCTTTGAGCTTGGTATTATTACGGAGAGAGATGTCATTTCATATAACGGTCAAGAGTATCCTGTTTCAGATCTTATTGGGGAATAATCATGGCAGAAGAAGAACTCCCGTTCACTCTTACTCGTCCAACAGTTCCTGCCCCAGAACCCGTTGTAGAGCCTACCGAAGAGATAACTATCACGCCTCAGCCTGCAGAGCCAGAGCCTGAGCGTCCCACCACTACACCTTTTACTCTTTCTAGAAATCCTTTAAACCCCTTGCCAGTTCCTAGAGGTATAAGGACAGAGCAGGGTTTCTATGATATTGAAAGAATTGTAGAGGAAGATTACGGACGAGAGCTTATCAAAGAGGATTTCTTAGAAGACGAAAGACTTCAAGAGATTGTCTATCAGAGCCTTGAGGCAAGACGTGGTGGTACTACAATGGTAGGAAGAGGCGCTACTGCGGTTGCTGGTGGTGCTACGTTTGGCCCTGAGAATATCAGAGAACTTCCCTTTGAGGAAGTTTTTGAAACTTGGCAGAACTGGATGAGGTCTTGGGAAGGTGGACAGTCAGTCACTGTTGCCAATGAGATCGCATATGGGTTAGACCAAGATGAAGAAACAATGGCTAGACTTGGTGCTGGTTATGTTCTTTTTAATAAGATGGATAATGCGTTTACTGGTGAAGGTTCTTGGGCAGAAGCTGGAGACGCTTTCTTAGATTATTCAAGAGCGGTGATTTGGGACCCAACCACACTGCTTACATTTGGTATTGGTAGAGCATTGTCTGCAGGTAGTGCAAAAGTAAGTGCTGCTGCAGCAAGAAACGTTATGGCTCGTGCATATAGACGTGCATTGTCACGTGGTGCTACTGGACGTGCTGCATTAAGTGCTGTTAGTGGTGCTGCTAGAGCCGCTCCTTACATTGCACCTGATCTTGCCTTTAATGTCGGTATTGATATTGCACAGCAAGGACAGCTTGTTGCTACAGGTGTTCAAGAGGAATATGATGCAGTAAGAACTGGTGTAGCTGCTGCAGGTAGTATGGCTATTCCTGCACTTATGTTGGGTATGAAAGGTTTCTCCTCATTAAGACGTGGACCTCTTCGTAACACTTTCCTTGGTGCCACTGATCTTGATTACCTTGCTAGAGAAGTTTCTCAGGAAACAGCTTGGGAGATGGTGATGCAACGTGTCAGTAGGGATGGTCTTATTGATGCCGTTGATGATAACTTTGGACGTATTCAAGGTGATCCAGAAAACTTCCTAAGCTGGGAAAACGCAAAGATTGTAGCAGGTGAAGTTGTTGATGAGAACGGTGAGCGTCTCACTGATGACAAGCTGATGAATATGTTTGAGCGTTACTTCTGGTTTGGTAATCCAAACGAAGAATCACGTGGTTACTTCAATGCACTTAAGGATGCAGGCTTTGTTGTTCACCCTTCTATGTTGGAAGATAATACAATCTCTGGTGTCTTTGGTCAGGCGATTACTTTCTTATCTGATGAATCTGCGGAAAGGATCGTAAGACAGTTTGAAGAAGTAACAGGCAGAAGACTTGGTATTACTCCTACTGCTGATGGCTTATCTGCCCATTTTATTTCTAGGTCTAATGCTATGGGTGAAGGCTTAGGCATTCGCTCACAGCTAAGCAGGTTGGAACGTGCAGGTCTTACAGGCAGAGATCTCCTTGAGACTGCTGCAGGTGTTGGTGCTTCAGAAGCAACTCCACAACGCTTACAGTTTGCTGTGTCTGTCTACAAGAGATTGCTTACATCTCACCTAGCAACAACAGGTGCCAATCTTAAAGGTTTCTCTCAGCTTGTATCTATTGATACTCTTGCTGATCTATTCTCTGCAACCACATATGCTACTCAATCCGCTGCATATAGATTGTTTGGTGATGCAGACAGAGCCACTGAATTTGCTAGACGTGCATATGCTAGTGCCACTACTCCATTCAGAAGAACTGCAGGATTGTTTACTCCAAACTTAGACATTGAGTATGCTACTTTGGTTCTGGAACAAAACCCTGATGCAATGGAAAGATTGTTCAGAGATAGAACTCAGAGACAAACTGCTTCTGTCAATTGGTCTACACTACCTGGTCGTGACGGTCTTCGTGGTGTTGCTAAATCTATTGAGGGTGTAGTCAACAGAGACATTCCTGGTCTTGGATTTATCTTTCCCTTCACTTCTTTCATGAATACTACTGTGGCAACGCTTGGTGATCTTAGTGGTGTAAACGCTATGGCGCGTATGGTTGGTGCTGCAAGAGGAAGAAGATTGGATTTTGCTGACCAAGACTTTGGTGAGCTTATGGGTAAAGCTGCTGTTGGTTGGACTACAATAGGAATGGGTGTACCCGCTGCACTTAATAGAATCCAAAACGGTATGTCTTGGAACCAAGAGGAAAACGAAGCAGGTGAGATTGAAGATCGTACATACGATTGGCCTGGTTCTACTATCAGACTTGCAAGTCAAATGCTTGCACATTCATTGGTTGGCGAAGACCTACCTACAGACTTCTTTCAAATTGTTGAAGGTCTTAACAATGGAGAGATTGAGATTGACTGGAGACAAGTTCCTGATGATCTCAAAGCAGAGTTTGTACTTCAAGCAGGTCCAGGTCAGGCAGTAAGAGACTTTGATGATGCTCTTGTAACTGTTAGAGACTCTATCTCTGCTATCATTGATGGTGAAGAAGATCTATCAGATGCCTTTGCGGAAGCTGCACTTTCTGTTCTTACACGCCCTGTTCAAGGTTTCACAAGACCGCTTGATCCTATCAACATGGCTGTAGGTATTGCACGTGATGGCAATATGAACCCTGATCTGCGCCAAGGTCCAGAGCAATGGAACCAATCAATGCGCTACATCAATCAGCTTCTACCTTCTGTATCTGGTGTTGATGATCTTCCACGTAGAGCTACAGCACTCAGAGGGACTGACAGCCAGATTGACTTGGGTCGTCAGATGTTAGGTAACAGAATGTCTCGTTATCCAAACATTGCGGAGTCCATGTTTAACTCTGCAGGTATTCCAAGTTGGAGAGCAATCAGATGGCAAGGGCCACCAGAAGTTAAGAACTTTATGGATGGTCTTGCTGCTCCTATTTTTGAGAGAGAAGCAATAAGAGCCTTGCAAGAAAACCCTGATTACTTTGACATGACAACGGACCAGAAAAATACCATTCTGTCTAATATGCGTGGAAGAGTAAGAGAGTCCGTCATGAGACTTATGGAAACAAGAGGGACTCCAAGAACTCTTGACGCTGCACGTAGGTTGTCTAATGCTAATCAAGACAGAGTAAGAAGAGTTATGCAGTTCTTGGGATACGAAGGAGATATCTCTGATGTTCTCTCTCAAGAAGATGCATTTGATGCTATCAACAGAATACAATACTTTGTTGATAATTACGAACAGATCTTTCACGGAGATCTATCCTTAGAATAAAAAGAGAGGGCCACCGAAGTGGCCCCCTTAGTTTGCATACCCCTAGTTATGTGCAGTCTAGGGTTCATCGGAAAGCATAAAGTCTGCCCACTGAAATGCTTCCCGTTTCACCTCCTCCATCCGAATCGGACCTTGGTGTCTCGCTAGTAATCCTGCTAGGGCTTGCCCTGCAAGATAAATTCTAGGAGACATCTGCCTGATCTTGGATGGGGGAGTTTTCTTTTTGACTACCGCTTTGAACTTTGAAGCTTCTTGTTTCAGCTTTTCTTCTATAGCCGATTCGTTCAAGGTTTGCGTGGTAGGCTTTGGTGAATCCGTACTCCCAGTCTTTGTGGTTCTTTGTGTTTTTGTTGTACGGGTTGTCAAGGTTGCCCTCCTTGAAAGCCTGATACCCTTCGTTAAATGGTCTCATCCTCAGTCCACTCCCCCGCTTCTATCTTTTCATCAGCGATTTTTTCTATGAACTTAAATAGGATTGTCCTAGTAATGAAGGACTGCTCTGCAAGCTCCTCAAAGTCTTGCCGAAGTTGATGTAATGTGTATGCAAGATACAGACATACAGCTAAGACAATAGCAGCAAAGATATCGAAGTATTCAAACATTACCCTCCTCCGCAGCTATCATCCAGTCTAGATACACCTGTGCTTTCTTTAGGTCTTCAATGCCATTTTTATATTTGTATCTCCACAGGTATTTCATGACGTTGCCCTTGCAATATGCAGGGAACTCTTCACCAAGAGCAGCCCTGATTGCTTCGATACATTCCACACCATATTGATTATAGTGTGAAGGATGATTGACATTATCTTCTCCTGAGATAGTAAATGTTGTATCGCTCACAGCTTTTCCTTCATGAATGTTTCAACCCAAAGCTTCGTCATATCAGAACGGACAATATCAGCAACTCCAAACTCTACAATAGGTACAGGTAGCATATGCTTCTTGACCAAGTGTACAACTTTAGACAGACCGTCTGCTTCCTTCAGGTCTGACTGCATGATATCTCCATTTAGTACAAGTTTACTACCATCACCTATTCTTGTCAATAACATTTTCAATTCATGGAAAGTAATGTTCTGACTTTCATCACAGATGATGAAGGCATCCTCAAAAGATCTACCACGCATGAGAGCTAAGGGTGCAACCTCAATGTTACCTGACTTGATACCTGTTTCTACTACACCCTTACCAAGCTTACGCTCAAGTACATCAAGTACAGGCAATGCCCAAGGCGCTGACTTCTCTTCGAGAGTTCCAGGTAGATAGCCAATGTCTTTGCCAACAGCTACATGAGGTCTTGTGATTACGATCTTATCAACTTGTTTGAGATGATAGAGATTAGCAGCAAAAGTAGAAACAACGTAGGTTTTACCTGTACCACTTGGACCAAATACAATTACTTGATCAGACGAAGAGAGAGCATCAATATATTCCTGTTGTTTTTCGTTACGTGGCAAAAGCTCAATTGATGATTTGCTTTCGTCATGCTTAGTGCGAGTTCTTCTCGTTCTAGTTTTTGGTTTCTGTTGTACCATCTTTGTCTCTTGACTTAAGGTATTCTATTGCAGCTTCAAGTCGCTCTATGCTATCTTCAAATGCACCTAAAGCTCTATTACATTTGTGACATAACCAACCCCTAAACTCTTCAGTAGTGTGATCGTGGTCTAATGCCCATGATCCTGTTAGCTTACCCCCGTAACCATCAACATCACCTGCAGCCTTCTTGCAGATAGGGCATATGTGATTGTCTGGTGGTGGTGATACAGTATCCCTGAGCCTTCTCCTTGTTTCAGACAAGGCATTTGCACAGGATCTGCATTCGGATCTTAGATAGTTACCACCAGATGCATTAGAGAAAGAAGATAAAGGTAAAACCTTTTTACACTTCACGCATTCCTTTGAGTCCCCGCTCTTGATCTGCTCTGCAAGCTCAAGGAATAAACCTAACTGCACTAACCCTGACCCCTTGATGGTTTGTAAGAACGCTTCTTGCTTTTGTTCATGGAACTCCGCTTTATCTGCGATCTGTTCCCACCTTGGGAAGTTTTCTTTTTGTATGGTTCAGGTTTCCATACACCTGTCGCAAGTTTAGCCATAGCTACTCCTTGATGTTGGCCTGCACGGAAGGACTCGAACCCTCAACCCTCTGAGTAGAAATCAGATGCTCTATCCAGTTGAGCTACGTGCAGTATATCTATGAGCCTTTTATACACTTGCTCAGGTGATTCCCCACTCATGATGGGCCGTAGCCTACCGCATGGGGGAACCTCTGGATAGCTACTCCTTACCGCTTCGGTAAGGCCAGAGGATTACGTCAGGTCTACTACCTCGCAAACTTCACCACTACATGCGTACGTCTGGCTTGACTTTGTGTTGTCTTCCTTTTCATACTCTGAAAGTTTTGACCAGTCAATCTTTTCTGGCATGATAGCAAGGAGTTTTTCGTAGTCAGACTTACCTACTTCCTGATACGGTGCTTGCTGATAGGTATGCTCATTGTATGGCAAGAAGGATACACCAGACATTTCATCAAAGTGTTTGTACACGAATGCACCAACCTCAAACCATTCATCCTTCTTCACATTAATAGTAACAGAAGGTTTATGCTCACACCAGTTACGCTGATATGCCAGCCACATCTCAAGCTGATCCAATGCGGATAAGTCTGCAGTAACCACAGCATTCTTTGGTGCTTTAACAGGGAAGCTGAATACTGTTGTTTGATCTGGCTTCATCACATCAGGCTCACTTGGGATACCCTGTTCAATCATAAACTGTGTCAAAGGATCTTTGTTATCACCCCGTACTGTACGGATATAGTAATGGCTATGACGAGCATG